TTAATAATTACAAAATCAGATTCATCCGAAAATTTCTTACCTTCTGCAATATATACGGTTCTGTCTGAATAATTTGCAATCTCTCTTTCCCAATTTATTTTTAAAGACGCAGGACAAATTATTAATATTTTTTTTGCACCTGTTTCAAGTGCAGATATAATTGTTGATGTTGTTTTACCAAGACCCATATCATCAGCCAAGATAAACTTTTTATTTCTAACAAGTTTTTCAATAGCCTCTTTTTGGTGAGACATCGGAGATCTGTGTTCGTACTTAGAATATTCAATAACAACATTTTTAACCTCGTTATCTTTTATTAGTGCCGATTTAGGTATCCAAAAATCATGTAAAGTTTCCCCACTAAATATTTTACCCCATATATGGTATGATTTATCTTTCTCAACTAATAACTTCTCAACATAAATTTCTGATGGTTCTTTTGTATACATCTTATCTTCCATCATTTTTTTACCAAAATATGAATCAAGTTTAACCCATTTTTTTGCAACCTTTGGCACTCTTCCGTGAAAATTTATAATGTATTCTGCTTGTGGTCTTGTAGGTGTAAATGTCTTACTATTTTGTTTTTTGTGTTTTAACGACAAGATATAGTTATTTGACCCAACATATTCATCTAATAACTGAAGGGCCCTTGTTTCGGGAGTTTTTGAAATTAATTCTTCCATTATATTATAAATAAAAATAGTAAATAATATAAAAAAATCAATTAAAGTATTTATATATATGACACAAAAAAGAGTACCAATAACAAGATTAAATAAGTTTTTTTCTGAAGAGGACTTCAATTTAGAAATTGAAATGGGTATGGAATGGCAAATGGGTGATATGAATTTCAGTGTTGTTTTATATCGTGTTGATAGACAAAGAACAAATAACGACGATGTTTATGGTGAGGCATTAACAGAAGGGATACAATTTTTGGCTCCTGTAGAATTAAAAGGTCTTGTTAAAATAGAAGCTCCTACAAATTCAGATTACGGAACATCGAAACTTTCACAAATAGAACCAGGTAATATGACGTTTAGTGTTTATCAATCACACTTAGATCATTTAGCTGTTGAAATTTCTTTGGGTGATTACTTAGGTTATTATGAAACGGAAGATAAAGTAAGATACTACAGTGTTGTTAATGATGGTAGAGTTACTTCAGATAATAAACATACTTATGGTGGTTATAAAAAATATTACAGAACAATAATTGCGGCACCTGTAACTAACGACGAATTTAACGGAATATAATGTCATTACCTAAAAAAATAAAAAATTATTTACCTTTAGTCCCTAAAAAGGTGGGGGTTGAAAGAAGACAAGAAATGTTGGATGATATTACCGATAAAGGCACATATCTCCCAAAAGGGGTTTTACATGCCGATATGGATAGAGGTATATTAGATTTTGTTAAAACTGATTTAAAATTAGTCGTTGATAAAAAAACAGTACCAACAGTAGATAAAATTATTACCACTCAAAGTTGGTCTCAATTCACAGAAACATGGAAGTTTCAAGACTTAGACAAAAATGTTTCTTTACCATTTATAATAACTGTTAGACAACCTGAAGTTAAATACGGTAAAATGCAAAATGCGGCGGCAAATATACCTGAAAGATTAAGATTTTTTTATTACACAGTACCAACATGGGACGGACAAAGAAAAGGCGCGGATGTATATAAAATTCCTCAACCTGTACCTGTAGATATTACATATACTATAAAAATATTTTGTAATAGAATGAGAGAAGTAAATGAGTTTAATAAACTTATGATGCAAAAATTTACTTCAAAACAAGCGTATGTTCAAATTAACGGACACTATATGTCAGTACTTTTAGAGGACCCAACCGACGAATCAGTTAAAGAAATTGAAAAAAGAAAATACTATATTCAAAGTTATAAAATAACTTTAAGGGGTATGTTACTTGATGAAAAAGAATTTCAAGTTTCTCCTGCAATAACAAGAGCGGTAACTATGTTTGAATTTGACACAAAAACTAAAAGTAAAAGAGTTAAAATAGAACCACCAAGACCTAAAAGTTTTGACCTTGATTTATTATTTGTTTCTGGTAATACTCAATTAAATGAAGTTTTTAGATACACTGTTGATTTAAATGTTACAACATTAGAAAATGTTTCAAGTTATTCTGTTTTTATAAATAATAATTATCTTGGTGATGATTTACCTGTAATACAAATAACTGATGGGGATACTTTAAAAGTAATAGTTACTAAAACAGATAACACAAAACAATCAGTAATTAAAACAAATTCTGTATTGGTTTAATTATTCTCCGTAAATGTCTTTTTCTTTTTGACATGTTTTGATGATTAAATTTTCTAAAAACTTATAAAGTTTAAATCCGTTTTCCTCACAATACTTTTTTAATATTTCATGAGTCTCTTCTGAAATCTTTATATTTTTAATTTTTTTCATATATAAGTAAATATTTTATAAGGTAGAAAAAAAGTAGAATTTTTTCATACTATTACATATTTATTATTTTTGACCTAAGTTTTTTTCATTTTTTTAATGTATTTATATAAAAAAATAAATCTTTAATTAAATAGAAAAATGGCATCTACTACAAAAGTATTCGTTTCTCCTGGTGTATATACCTCAGAAAGAGACTTAACTTTCGTTGCACAAAGTGTTGGTGTAACAACTTTAGGAATAGTTGGTGAGACTTTACAGGGTCCTGCCTTTGAACCTATATTTATAACTAATTTTGATGAGTTTCAAACATATTTTGGTGGAACAAGTCCAGAAAAATTTGTAAATACTCAAATACCTAAATATGAAGCTGCTTACATAGCTAAGGCATATTTACAACAATCAAATCAATTATTTGTATCTAGAATACTTGGGTTATCAGGTTATGATGCTGGACCGTCTTGGTCAATTGTAACTACAGGTAATTTAGATAGTAGTACTTTAGGTATTACAGGAACAACCCCATCAACACCTGTGTATTTGTATTTTACAGGTACAACGGGAGGAACAGTAACTATAACAGGAACAATTCCATCACCACTATCTTCAAGTTTTTATAATAACTACACAAATAGTATTGGAGGAACATCAACATTAGATTTAGATTTTCAAGAATATATTTCAAATGAAATTGGTTACTTTGCTAATTCATCGGCACTTTCAGGAAGAACGGCGTATTTTTGGGGTTCAGTAGATACTCCTACCTTTTCTGCTGTCACAGGTGCAACAATAACAAGTGGAGGGGCAACAGCATTCACAGAAACGTTTGGTGTTGATGATGTAATTTTTGCAAATAACGACGTTTCTTCATTCTCTAATGACCCTTGGTACTACTCATTATTCTCTTATAGTAGAGCCAATGACATTGGTAGTTATTATGGATATGGTTTTGGTGCAGTATTAAACGGTATTACAGGATTAACTGGCGGTGTTTATTCAGGTCAAATGGAGTTATATATTACTAATTATTCAGGAACACCTTATACTGATTATGATAATTTAGTAGTCGCTACTTTAAGATCAAGAGGTATTACTAATTACTCTAGTACTCAAAAAGGACCTAGATTTGTAGTAAGTGCAACCACAGGAGTTGATATAATAACTACAGGTTCATATTCAGGAATATCTTCTAATCCATTCCAAACTTTTGCAATTTCAGGTATTACAAACGATAGTGAAACATTTAGTTTTGAAACATCTTTATCATCAACAGATTCAAAATACATATCTAAAGTATTTGGAAGAAGTAATTTTGGAAAAGATAGAAATGAAGTACCTTTATTTATTGAAGAATCTTACACTTCATTATTATTAACCGGTTATAGGTTAGGTAAAATTAGAGGTATTTACAATGAATTAATTGATCTACCGGGTGTGACAGACACAACTAACTTTGATTATAACGATTCAATCGCTTTCTATTTAGAACAATACCAAACCCCTGAAACTCCGTATGTTGTTTCTGAATTAAGAGGTAATAAAGTTTATAAATTATTTAAGTTTGTTTTAATTTCTGATGGTAACGCCGCGAACAGACTAGTTAAAATGTCAATTGGAAATATATCATTTCCTAATGGAACTTTTGATGTATTCATTAGGGATTTTTATGATAATGATCAAAACGTAAGAGTTTTAGAAAGTTTTACTAATTGTTCTATGGATCCTAATCAAAATAACTATGTTGCAAACAAAATAGGTACATCTAATGGTGAGTACGAAGTTAAATCTAAATATGTTATGTTAGAGGTTAATAACGAAGCACCTATAGACGCATTACCTTGTGGATTTGAAGGTTATATTAGTAGAGAATACGCCAGTGCAACACCTCCATTTGTCGTTTATAAAACAAGATATTTACAACCTGGTGATACAATATATAACCCACCATTTGGTTCATCTTCAGGTGGAGACAACCCAGTGATTTCAAATGGTGAAAACCCAAGAAGAGCTTACTTAGGTATATCTAATATTACAGGAGTTGATTATGACTTTTTTGATTATAAAGGAAAACAAATACCAGCAAATTTAGCAACTGATACTGTTGGCATATCTTGGGGTTATACTACAAAAGGTTTCCATATGGATAGTGGGGCGACTATTGTAACAATGACTGTTAATTCAGCAACAACTCAAATGTTTGAAGTTGGTGCCGGATCATTTAATTCAGAACCTGAAGATAGTGATAACCCTTACTACAGACTAAACACTCGTAAATTCACGTTATTAGCATACGGTGGTTTTGACGGATGGGATATATAT